ATGCACATCGTCTTCCCACCACCTGTCGGGATGATAACAGTGCCCTTTTCATTCTTCCGCATTGATTCACATGCACGCTGCTGATGTGGACGGAGGGAAAACATTGAACTTTTGTTGTTGATAACAGTTTACACGAAAAAGGTGTCCAGTGCAATAGCATGGACACCTTGATAATTGTCAGCGGATGTAGAGATAAGAACCTGCCCAATCTGCACGCTCAAAACATTCCTCACGGGATGCAATGTTCAGGAGATTGTAACGAACAATCTTTGCAGGTGATTTGAATGATGCTGGTTTGTAAACTTCTCCCGTCTTCTTATCAACGAAAGCGTGAACACTGCGAGCACCGTCTTCACATTCCATGATAACTTTGTGGTACTTTCTACCACTCTCGATGTAGAATTTGTAATCGAGAGTGTGTCCTCTGCGATTGAAATCCATCAGGAGAGCATCACACAACATCAGCGTATATTTGCGGACGTTGAGTTGAATTTGGTTGCGAGCGTCTTGAGTTGCAACGAAATCAGCAAATTCAGTAGTCATGGGGTGAATTCCTTTGACACTGTTAATATACATCTTCTAGACGCCCCTGGGCGTCTCTGTGGACAGTTCTACGACTGTCTCCAGGTAT